GGTGTATCGATATAGTTGCATAATCAGAAAAGTTGTTGATGGTGACACAGTTGATGTAGATATTGATTTGGGTTTTGATATTTGGAAACTAAATGAGCGTGTGCGTCTACATGGTGTCGATACGCCAGAGAGTAGAACAAGAGATCATATAGAGAAGGTCTTTGGTAAAGAAGCTTCAAGGATTGTAGAGAACTTTTTACCAGTGGGCTCAAGACAGACTCTTGAGACACTTAAAGACAAAGCAGGCAAATTTGGTAGAACTCTTGGTAAGTTTATCATATTCGACCCAAAACAAGATAGAGAAACAACTATCAATGAGTTTCTAATTGAAAACAACTACGCAGTCAATTATCATGGACAGTCAAAGGATGCCATAATCCAAGAGCATCTTGATAATTACACTGAACTAGTAAAAAGAAACCCGGAACTGATAAATGAAAATACTGTTAACCAGTATATTAATAGTCGCCGTTAGTGGCTGTTCTACAACTGCAACAATGATTTATACTGGTGCTGATACTGCTGCCAGTGTAACCACAGGAAAAGGATTTATTGATAATGTTTTGTCAGCAATAAATGACAAGGATTGTAGATTACATAGATTTTTTAAAGGTGAGGAAATTTGTAAAGAAGATGAGTAATTGGTGGATTGAGGAATATAAAAAATTCCATAGAGATATAAATGATTACGGTAATGGTGGCGCTTTGAAGTTTCACCATTTACACATAGATGATTTGATTAAAGACACAGTGGCAGAAACACTGCTTGATTTTGGTTGCGGCAAAGCAGAAATCTACACAGAAAATGATTGGCATTGGCCAATGCCGACCCTTTATGACCCTGCTATACCAGAGTATTCAGAGTTACCATCAGGCACATTTCACGGCGTGCTATCTACTGATGTGTTGGAACACGTACCCGAAGAACAACTGCCAGAGGTTATTGAACAGATATTCTCACGGGCTGAACGGTTTGTGTATCTTGGTATTGCAAACAATGAATCCACAGCAATTCTGAGTGATGGTTCAAATGCTCATGTGACAAGAAAACCCGTTGACTGGTGGGCAGAGAAAGTTAACCAACACGCCCCCAAAGAAATATATTGCCATATCAAGACGTATGGTGATTCAGATGGTTATGTGATTTTGAACGAGGAGCATTATTTGGAGTGGTATATTAATGGTATCTGACATTGGTGAAAAGTATAAATTCGTAATGAGAAAGGTTGGTGAGAATGAGTATGAGGATCAAACATTCATTGGACTAACACCAGAGGCTGGACGATATCAAGGTGTGATATACAACTATGGCCGAGTGAGTGTTGCAGAAGAAGAAAATCCTAATGGCACCTTGAATTTCCAATTTGAATATGATATAGTAGATAGCAATGGTCACAAAAAAGAGTATTTTAGAGATGACTTTAAGAATCTGATTGGTGACATTTTGGTTGATATCATAGACAAAGAGGCACTGAATAATAACGATTGAAAAAACACTTGACAAACCTACTGAATGATGAGATAATGTTTATGGTGAAAAAATAAAGAAGGAATATATTATGAACATTCGTGAATACATCAAGAGTAAGATAAATGATCCTTGGATTGGCACTGATATGGAAGGTTACAAATTTATTGGCAACGTCCAGAAAGGTAAGGTTGGCGAGGTATACGTTTCTAATCATATGGAGAATGAACATGGTTCTGTAGTTCAACCTCCTGATTGTGGTCCTAATGGTCCATATGATCGTATTATTGATGTTATAAACACTGAAATTAAATTCAGTGTTGCTCACAGTGATAATCCTGCCTTTGAAAAAACAGGTATTCCTACGATTAAAAGGGCGAAGCGAAGTGGCTCTGTGGATTGGACAATTAATCATGTCGCAGTAGAAAAATGCTGGGAACGACTTATTTTTTGTGGAATGGATTTAGTGGATGGTGTTGCAGTCCCTAACCTTGTATGGTGTACAAAACAGGACTTCATAAATTGTTTAAATGAAACGACTCTCTTCAAACGTCAACAGGGTGGTGAGGACGGAGATAATGACGATTTCATGTGTGCTGGCGCAAATGTAATAAAATGGATGAAATCTAAGTACACAAGGGATATTGTTGAATGGAACTAAAATTAGGTGACTGTCTAGAGAAACTTACAGAGGTATCCGATAACTCTGTAAATATGGTTATGGCTGATTTACCATACGGTACGACTGCTTGTAAATGGGACAGCATTATACCACTAGAACCTCTTTGGAAAGAATTACAACGTGTAACAATGGATAATTCTGCTATGGTATTTACCGCACAACAACCATTTACAACAACTTTGGCTTCATCTAATCTTAATCATTTTAGATATGAGTGGATATGGGAGAAACCACAAGGAACAAATCCCATGAACGCTAAGGTGATGCCACTCAAATCACATGAGAACATACTTGTGTTCTATAAAAAGAAACCAGTATATAATCCTCAAATGTGGTACTCAACACCATACAGTGGATTTTCATCTGATGAGTCTAAAATTGGTGAAGTGTACGGTAGTGCAAAATCAAAGCACCGTGATAATCCAGATGGGTCACGATATCCAAAGACGGTGCAGAAATTCAAACAGGAAAAAGGATATCACCCAACACAAAAACCTGTGACTCTAATGGAGTATTTAATAAAGACATATACCAATGAGGGAGACACAGTTTTGGACCCAACAATGGGTAGTGGCACCACAGGTGTTGCATGTATAAACACAGACAGGAATTTCATAGGCATCGAACGTGATGAGGAATACTATGAGATAGCAAAAACCCGCATAGATGAAACTATGCGGCTAACGAGGTTTATGAATGACAACAATTGAACAGACAGCACTCGCAAACCTAATACACAATGAACAATATGCACGTAAAGTATTACCTTTCATCAAAGGTGACTATTTCTCTGATAGGACTGAGCGCATATTGTTTGAAGAGATACAGAAGTTTGTAGAGAAGTATAATGCGCTGCCCAACAAGAACTCAATTGAGGTTGAGCTGGACAGCCGCAAAGATTTGAATGAAGATGACTTCAAGAGAGTCATAGAAGTAGTCCAGAGTCTAAAGAAAGACGATGATGTAAATTTTGACTGGTTAGTAGAAACAACTGAGCAGTTTTGTAAAGATAAGGCGGTGTATAATGCGATTGTTGACGGCATTAAAATCATTGATGGAAAAGATAAATCACGAGGCGCAGATGCTATACCTAGTATTCTTACAGATGCCTTGGCTGTTGGTTTTGATAATCGGGTTGGCCATGATTACCTTTCTGACACTGATGAACGGTATGAGTTCTATCACAAGGTAGAGGAGAAGATTCCATTTGATTTGGAGTTCTTCAACAAAATCACCAAAGGTGGTTTGCCACAGAAAACACTGAACATTGCACTTGCTGGCACTGGTGTCGGTAAATCTCTGTTCATGTGTCACATGGCAGCCAACTGTTTGAGTCAGGGTAAAAGTGTTCTGTATATCACACTAGAGATGGCAGAAGAACGCATTGCAGAGCGTATCGATGCAAACCTGATGAACATCTCTATTGATGATTTGCATGAACTACCCAAGCAGATGTATGACACCAAGATAGACAACATCATACAGAGCACAACAGGAAATTTGGTTATTAAAGAATATCCGACTGCCTCTGCTCATAGTAATCATTTTCGTGGACTAATCAAAGAACTGGCAGTCAAGAAATCTTTCAAGCCAGACATCATTTTTATTGACTATCTGAATATCTGTGCATCTTCAAGGTTCAAAGCAAATGGCAATGTCAACTCTTACATGTACATCAAGGCGATTGCAGAAGAATTGCGTGGCCTTGCGGTTGAAATCAATGTGCCTATCATGTCTGCCACACAAACAACCAGATCAGGATATTCCAATAGTGACATCGGACTAGAAGACACATCAGAAAGTTTTGGTCTACCCGCAACTGCTGATTTAATGTTTGCACTCATCTCCAATGAAGAACTAGAAGAGTTAAATCAGATTGCAATCAAACAGTTGAAGAACAGGTATAATGACCCGACCATAAACAAACGATTTGTGATTGGTATAGACAGAGCAAAGATGAAACTATTTGATATAAGTCAGAATGAACAGAATGACTTGGCTGACTCAGGTCAAGATGATGACCTGCCTGTCTTTGATAAATCATCTTTTGGGTATGATGGTTTTAGTGTGTAGTCTGACATTATAATCTCTTTGGTAGTTCTGTCACATTCTTGACAAACTGATGTTTCTGTCAGATTACACATTGTGGTGGGACAAGACATCCTTGCCTGATTATATGCGGCAATAAGTTGCATACAAAGACCAGTGCAACATGATGGTTTCTCCATACCATATTTATGATTTATAAATACTTGAATGAAATCTTTTTTTGAAATATTGAATGAGGACAAGGGTGGCAAGAATCTCCACTTGGAGCATCTAGAGGATGAAATACTCAACTATGGTGTGACAGGTGGTCGTGCTGCCATCAACTTTCTACGTTCACTCAGAGATATGATGGCTGGTGCAAGTCGTTCATCCGTGAATATGACAGTCAAATGGGATGGAGCACCAGCAGTGTTTGCTGGTATAGACCCAAGTGACGGTAAGTTCTTTGTTGCCAAGAAAAGTGTATTCAATGTCAATCCCAAACTCTACAAGACAAATGCAGAGATAGACGCTGACCTATCTGGCACACTAAACTCCAAGTTCAAAGTGGCTCTTGCAGAACTATCCAAGTTGGGTATCAAGAACGTTTTGCAGGGTGACCTGATGTTCACTGACGATGTGGAGACAACCACTATCGATGGTGAGAAATACTATACCTTTCAACCCAACACCATCGTCTATGCTGTGCCCGTAAGTAGTGATTTAAGCAAGACAATATCGAAGTCGAAGATTGGTATTGTTTGGCACACAACGTACAGTGGTGGGACGCTACAGGACATGCAGGCATCGTTTGGTGCAGACATTCGCGGTTTGAAGAAACCTAGCACAGTGTGGATGGATGATGCGACATATAAGGATGTATCAGGTAAAGCAACATTCACGGAAAAAGAGACAACCGAGATAACTGCCGTGCTCAGTGATACTGGTAAGACGTTCCAAAAAATCAACTCTGGCCAACTGACCTCATTTCTGAGACTGCAAGACAGCATGACAGGTCCACTAGCGGGTGCATCACTGAAAACCTATAACAACAGTAAAGTGCGTGCTGGTGAGATTATCAAGAATCCCACAGCACATGCAAAAGGTTATGAGCAATGGGTGTTTGACTCAATCCAGAAACAGATTGACAAAGCCAAAAGTGACAAGGGTAAAGAAAAATATACTAACCTGCAAAAAGAGTATGTGCGAGAGGTAAAGAAGCACACTCGCAATCTGGTTCAAGTGATCACATTCCAGAATCTGCTAGTTGAGGCCAAGATGCTGATTGTCAAGAAACTGAACAGCGTCAAAGGACTCACCGACACATTTATCAAGACAGATAACGGATTCAAAGTGACAAACCCAGAAGGATACGTTGCTATTGACAGGGTGGCGGGTAATGCGGTAAAATTGGTGGACAGAATGGAGTTCTCATTCAACAATTTCACTGCAATCAAGTCCTGGGACAAATAGTATTCTCTCAGAAACCACCTAGTAAAATCAAAGACTTACAACCATACCGAAATGGTATGTCCCCCATATGAAATCTGTTTGACTAAACCTCCAAAATGACTTGACAATGGCCCAATA